GAAGAGGAATATGCAAAGGCGCATTTCTCTAAACCATTTCCTTTTGAGATTTCAATTATTTCGCAAACTCAGGCTTTTCGAAAAATGGCTTGGCGTCGGGCAAAGATTGTAGATCAATCAGAACATCAACATGTCGAAGCCGGTAAAGCTAAATTTCGTCGAATTTATCCTGCTACCCCTGCTGAGGCTTTTCAATCAACAAGTGTTGGGCTTGTGCGACCGGATGCGATTTTAGCAGCGCGTAAAGCGATCAATATTGTGGATACAGAAGGGCCACTTCTCGTCGGCGTAGACCCGGCCGGTGATAGTGAGCAATCCGATAGAACGGTTATTGCGATACGCCGTGGCCGGCGGCTTCTTGAGGTGATAAAATATGATCGTATGAAGCCGATGGAACTTGCAGGTATCTGTGCGCGGCTTATTGATTCCCAAAATATTGACATGATGTTTATTGATCGTGGATATGGGGAAGGCACAATCGATCGGCTTATTGAGATGAAGTATGGTAGACATGTCATGGGAATTGCGTTTAATGAGCGGACACTTTATGACGATCTATATCTCAATAAGCGATCGGAAATCATCATTCTTACGGCGAAGTGGTTAAATGCTGGAGGTGTTCGCATTCCAGATGATGATGAAGTTCATGCCGCATTTGCAGCGATGCCACTTGACAATGAAACGTCTAACGGCCTAAAATATATCGCATCCAAGCGTGAAATTAAAAAGAAGTTAGGTGGTTTGAAACTTTTGGACATCTATGATGCTACAGCTTTAACGTTTGCATATCCAGTGCGGCGGGATTTGGGCATGGCTAATTCGTTTCGCAAAGCTGATGGAAACGCACCACGAAAATCCAGTAGTGGGGGGCTTAAATCAATGGCCCGGATGCGAAGGCGCGGAAGGGGAGGCGCATAATGAATTATAAATTTAAACTCGGCGCTCTCTTTGTCGTAACACTGGTATTTGATTACGTCCTCCGATATTTCACCCACGTTCCAAATTTAGTTCTTGCCGATCCAGTTACACTAGGTGTAATCGGAGCTGTCACAGCGATTGCTGGCGCTACCACTGGAGCTTTAAGTTTTGTCGAAACACGCAAAGCACGCCGAGCGCAAGGACGATTAGAAGAGGAAAGGCGCCAGCAATTAACCCGCGAAGGCGCAGCACGTAGCGCAGCAGCAAGGCGCGCGGCAACTACAGGGCAACGATTTGGAATCAGAACGGATTTTTTATCCGGTACAGGTTTTGGAAATCAAGACCAAACCGGACTTGGCGTAGGAGCATTGTTTGGAAATTAGAGCGAGAGTTTTAACCTTATTAGTGCCCCGGCGTCCGGCAACGTCGTGGCATAACCCGCGGGATCAACGGGTACTTCCCCTCTCGTCTTTCGCGGGGTCAATCTAATGGCTAATCGAACAAATAAATATATTAATCGGAAGAGGGAACTTGAGGTAGAAAAAGAGCCTTGGCTTGAGCATTTTCAATCACTTGCTGAAATCTTTTTAACAAGGAAATCGGATTTCACGCATACTCATTCGCCAGGTGAATTTCTTCAAGATGAGGTATTTGATAATACTCCCCAATTCGCGGCACAGCTTATGGCGTCTGTATTTCTATCGATGCTTTGGCCGGACAGCGCTCGAACTTTTAATCTTAAGCCAGTTAAGAAATTACAAGATGTTTCAGGTGTCGAAGCATATTTTAAATTTGTAACAGAAGAAATGCATATGACTATGGACACTCCTAGAGCCGGTTTGCAATTGGCTTTAATGGAACATTTTACCGATCAAGGTATATTTGGCACTTCGGGCATTGGGACTTTTGAAGGCCCGGAGGACGACGACGAATCTCTTCCTGTTGTGTATGAAGCATGGGACGTAAAAAACATGTTCATCTCACAAAATGCTCAAGGATTTGTTGATACGATTTATTTCAAAATTATGAAAACTATTCGGCAAATGGTGGAAGAATACGGGGAAGCCCCTGATAAAATTTCTTCAAAAGTAATGGAGTTATTTAATAATGGTAAATTGGAAGATAAGCTCGAAGTATTGATTGTTATTGAACCTAAAAAGGCGCAGCGTAATAAGCGTGGTGTTGCGGGGATGCCTGTTCGGACTGTGCATATTGATATCCAGCATAAATTTATTATGCGTGAAGGTGGATTTGAAGAAATGCCAGTTGCTGTTGCAAGATTTTTTAAACGTATTGATGAGACTTATGGGCGATCGCCGGGAATGACGGCGCTTCCAGATGCTGCTTCGCTCAATGCATTAAGCGAAGCCGTTCTTGTCGCTTCCGAGAAACAATTGGATCCGCCTTTGGGACTTCTAGATGATGGGCGACTTGGTGGAGGAATTGTCGATACAAGTGCTGGTGCACTTAATGTGTTTAATGCTTCCGGTCGAATAATGGGAGAAAAACCAATCTTTCCACTTTTTACTGTCGGAGAATTACAGTCGGCCGAGAAACTTCAAATCAATTTGACGAATAAAATTATGCAGGCATTTTTCTTGGATCGGCTTCTTGATCTCAATAATCAAGTACAGATGACAGCATTTGAAGCCAGCATTCGTAATAAACTTCGTGGTGAATCAATGGGATCTATTTTTGCCCGACAGGAGATGGAAGTTTTAACTCCGACAATTTTACGAACTTTTAATATTAAATGGCGGCGTGGGGATTTTGGTGTTGGAAGGCGAGGTGAAGGTGCAAAAGCTCGACGGCGTTTTGAGCGAATTTTAGGACAGCCAGAGGTTATTGTTCCAGAAGCTATTATTGCGGCAGCTCGGGCGGGATTAGATATTTTTGAAATTGAATATATTTCACCCGCTAAACGGTTTATGAAAGCCGAAAAATTGCAGGGGATTTTCACGGCAACAGATGCATTAGTGGCGCTTAATCAGGTAATTCCAGGTATAGCCGATGCTATGGATCCTGATGAAACTGCGCGTCAAATATGGCAATTAGCAGGAGCCCCGCGTGAGGCACTTCGGACTAAAGATGAAATCGCTGAAGTTCGTGAAAATATGGGGAATAGATTACAAGCCGCTGATGCGCTTTCTGTAGCTAAAGAAGTAGCTACTATTGGCCAAACGACAGCACAGGCTCAAGCCACAAGGGGTCAAGGGCGCAATGGGGGCGGAAAATAATTATGCGCCCTGAAATTAAAAAGAAACATGCCGAATATGAAGCACGTCGAAAGGCTGCCGAGGCTAAGATTCATCGCGCGGTTGATGCGGTTTTACGAAATGAAAATGGGCGAATTGTTTTTATGTATCTTCATAATATATGTGGTTTTGCCAAATCTGGAATAGCACTTCGTCAAGGAACTTTTGATGAAAAAGGGACTGCATATAATGAAGTTCGCCGGGGCGTATATATTCGCCTTCGCCAAAAAGCTACATCGGCTCTTTTGGCACCAGTAGAGGAAGAGGCCGAGCGGCAGGATCTTGCGCCGGTCGAGGAAGATACTAAAAAGGGGGAGTGACATGGCTGAAGCCGCTCTAAAGGAAGTCGTACCGCAGGAATTCCACGATCGACCTTATTTAAAAGACCTGTTAGATAAACCACAGGGGAAAGAAGTTTTTGCCGAGGTTTTTAAAAAACTCGACGGTGCTCAAAAGCTCGTCGGTAAAAAGCCGGGGCTCCCGGCAGCCGATGCTCCAGCGGAAGAATGGGAGTCGGTGTTTAAGCAACTTCGCCCTGAAAAAGAAGATTCCTATGAGATTCAAGTTCGGACAGGCGAAAAACCTGATGTCGAGATGGGCAAGGCGCTTAAATCGGCATTTCATGCTGCTGGTTTAAGTACTGTTCAAGCTAAGAAATTTCAAGATACGATCATGCCTGTTCTTGATGCTCGTCGGACTAAAGCGGTTGAGGCACAAAAGAAACTCGAGGATGAGTTTGAAAGTTTAACCAAAGCAACTTTTGGTGGTGACAATGAAAAAGTGCTCGAGAAAGCTAAGGCAGCTTTAGAAGAGCATGTGCCTAAAGAATTCACATCTCATATCGGAACGCTTGATAATAAAAGCCTAATGATTCTTGTCGCGGTCGTGCACACCTTTCTTACTAAATTTGGAAAGGAAGATAATTTAGGGGGAGGTAAAGGCGCTGGTGGCGGAGCTGAAACTGATGATTTGCGAGAAGAGGCGCGAAAACTCCAGGCTTCACCAGCATGGAAAGATTTGAATCATGCTGACCATGCAAAAACAGAGAAACGCGTGAATGAAATTTATGATAGCATGAGATCGAAGTCGAAAAAGTAATTTCGTACTTGACAAAAAAGACATCATCTGTTATATTTCAACTGAGGATACCCGCGCTACGATGCGCGGTCCTCTGATAGACAGCTAAATCGTTGTCCGCGTCCCCGCGTTATCAGGAGGGGGCACCCGTCACTTGACGGATACTGCTTCCGCTAATCGTAATTTTTTAAAGCGGAGGTAGTACCTCATGGCCAACGATACAATCGATGATATTCTGATTATACAGTTCTCCGATCAAGTCCACGTCGCTGCTCAGCAGATTCGAGCCCGTCTACGTGGAAATACTCTTTTAAAACAAATGACAGGTGACGTTTTCGCCTATGATGGTTTAGGCGTCGTGGATGCGGCTGAGCAAATTGGCCGTCATCAGCCTGTGACTTTTTCGGATATCGAGCATAATCGGCGTAAGATTGCCCGGCGCCGATTCGTCTTGACGCTTCCCATCGATGCGTCTGATGTGCGTGGTGCGCTTCTTAATCCTCAAAGCGAATACGCGATGGCTTGTGTTCGCGCGATGGAACGGGTCTTTGATCGCGTTGTGATCGAGGCTCTTTTCACAACGGTCTTAACGGGCCGAGATTTTGCAAC